GTTTTCTCAGAGTCGCCGGTCTTAGCCAAGTCGTTCGTTGAGAACGGACGGAGGTAAGCCAGAGCTGCGTACTCGGGGTCAAGCACCAGCGCGTCACGGTCACGCATAAAGCGGTCAGGCACGATGGAGATGAGTCCGAAGTCCGACAGGTATGCGCCAGCGGCAGCCACGATGGTCGTGGGTTCTGCGCCAGTTACATAACGCTGTGCGGCTACGCCAGTAAAGCCAGAGGTCGTGGCCTTCAGTCCGGGAGGAACAACCAAGAGTTTCGGGGTTCCGCCATTGCTGAAAATGGACTGAGCAACAGTCTGGAGCATCGACTCAAGGAATGTACGGGTCGTGGTGTCCGAACGAACGTCAGAGCCGTCACCGGTCGGGTTCGTACCAGCGGAGCCTTTGGAGACGTTGCTGGTGATGAACGACAGGAGCGAACCCATTTTACGGGCACCGGAGGTAGCCGTACCGTTGGTCTTAGCCTGGTTAGCGGTGATGATTGCCTCGATGTCGCGCTTCAGTTCAGCAGAAGCCTTAGCAAGCTGGTAAGCCTTCTCAGACTTACGACCAGCCTTGTCTACGGCCTCAAGAGTACCGGAGATTTGGACGGTCTTGCCAACGATTTGCGTGAAGTTGCTAACACGAACCGTGGGGGACAGGGAAGCAGCGGTAGCATCGTCACCTTCAATCAGGGCGTTGCCTGCTGAAGCTGCGGCCAGGCTGTCGGTCTGCCACTCGTGGTTGGTTTGGCTTGCACGGGCTTTACCGATGGACGACATGATAGGCGTATCGGTGGGGGAGATGTCATAAATAACATCAGATAAGTCCTCACGAACACCAATCGAGGTGTACCGGAGGTAGGTATTTGAGGGAACTGCCATGATTTAATCCTTTATATGAATCGTTCAAATAGACTGGCAGCATCACGGACTCGTCCTGTGTTCTTCAGAGCCTTGCGCTGCCGCTTAACTGCCTCGCTCTCAGGGTCGTTCTGAGATTGAGACACTCCTGGCTTTAGTGTCTTGGGTGCTTCATTGACCCGCTTTTGGGTCTGCACCTTGGACTTAGCCAGCCTGTCGTACTGCATCGCCTTGTAAAGAGTGACAACTGCACGATGGTCGTAGACCTGTGCTAATTCTTGCTCGGAGAAACCAATAGACCGAGCAAAGTCTTTGATTTCCTTTCGTATTACTTCGCCTTTTACTTCGTCAGCAATGTCTGGGATTGCGGCCTTGAGCCGTTCCGCTTCTGTGCTGAGATGGGACTTCAAGCGTTCCTGTTGCTCCGCTTGTTGTCTGGCTTGTAATGATTCGCGCTCTGCGCGTACCGCAGCAAGTTGCTTTTCGCGCTCCATCTTCTCTGCCATCTTCACGGCATACCCGATGGGGTCACTATCTCTTAGGGCGGTTATGTCTTCCTCGGGCTGTTGGGCGAGCATCTGCTCAATCAATTGCAGCCGTTGGGCGTAAGTGTCACGAAGTCTGGCGGCCTCCTCTATCTTGGCTCGCTCGGCCTCTACAGCCTTGCGTTGCTCCGCTAGAGTTTGCGTCTTTTTGGTGTAATCCGATGTGCGGGAATAGCCCTTAATGAGTTCGTCAAGGTCAACCTCTATCTCCTCATCACCAGCTTTGACTCGGTATTTAGGGGTTTCTTGAACTTCCTCTTGGACTTCCTCGCCTTGCTCGTCTTCTTCGGGCTGGACTTCCAGGACTTCTTCTTCCTGAACTTCCTCTCTAGGCTCCTCGGCTTGGCCTTGCGGCTGCTGTGGGTCTAGCATCCCAAAAATCCGGGCTGCGGCATCGTCTACTGATACACTCCCTTGCGGGTTGGTGTCTTCCATTTTATGACTCCTACTAGGTTAAAAAACCTTGAAACGCTTTTCCTTGATGTCTTTAGACTTTGCTATCGACTGGAGTGAAGCGATAAATTCTTCTAATCCTTTTAGCTTGAGGCGTTGGTTCTCTCGGAACTGAACGTCCTCATCGCCTGAGTTCAGGATGTTATTTATGTACAACTGGCGTTGCTTTTCAACAACATCCATCAAAAATTCGTCTGTCAACAGGGCGTTTGCCCTTGCGTGTATATCCATTAGAGACATTTTCCCAACGAAAATTTAGCCTATTTGTGGCGAATATGCAACAGATATTAGCGTAATCTGGAGATTACTTCGCTAAGTTGTGCTACCGCTTGATTCGTGTCTGACTCAATTGCTTTTTGTGCGGCCTCTAGTTCTGAGACCAGTTGTTGTCTTTCACGAAGCATCAGGTCTCCACGAATCTTGGATGCGTCCTGTAGTAACCTGGCCTGCTCAAGTTGCAGAGACACGGAGGCCTTTTCCCTATCCAGTTCAATCTTGGCTTGTTGCATTGCAAGGTCGGCCATTGTCTTGTCTTTCTCTGCCTGCATCTTGGCCTGCTGGATGGCGATTTCTGCCTGTAGTTTCTGCTGCTCGCTCTGTGCCTTGGTCTCAGCCTTCATCTGCTCAACCTGTGCGAATAGTTGCGCGGCCTGCGCGTTGGGGTCTTGCTGGGGTTGTTGCGCCGCAAATATGGCCTGCTCGACCTCTGGTGTAATTTCTTGGAAGAACTCGTTTGAATCCTTAAACCCAGCAGATTCAACAAATCGTCCCAATGTATTACGGTATTGGGACGGAGAGACAATAGGATTAGCAAGTCCAAGTTGTGCAAAGAGCTGCTCCTGTTTCTGTAGGACGGCGGCCACCATCGCCAACTGCTGTTCCTTGTTTCCGGTTCCCAAGCCAACATTTACGGAGATGTCGTACTCGTTTGCCCACTCCCTGGGGTCAATGGGTACGAACTTGCCCCGCATACGGATAATTCTCTGCTTGTCTTGATACTTGCAAACTAGGTGGAGGATGTTCTTAAACAGGTCTTTTACGCCCGTTTCTGCGAATACCCTGGCGATTAACTCAACCTTTGCGGCTCCGGCGTTCTGAACCATAGCAACAGCGGTTGCGGTAGCGTTCTGTAGGATGTTGGGGTCTAAGCCCTGAGAAGCCTCTGTAACGCCCGTTCTCTTTTGCTGGACGCTATCTAGGTAGGCAAGCATAGGAAAGGCTTGCTGGGCCACCTGTGGGACTACAAGGGGTGTTATTGCCTGTGCGTTCTTTGTGCGAACGATTCCACCCGGAGTAACGGTCAGCAGGTCGTCTAGGTTTACCTGGCCGTCAACCACAGCCATCCGTGCGTTATTGGACAGGTACAGGTTGTCTAAAATCTGGCGGGTAATCTGGGACTTGATAAGCTGGATGTCCATGGTTCTGTCGGCCAAAGAGTGTCCGAAGAACTTGTGGGGCATCGGGATTGGGCATAGCGAGCAGAACGGAATGTAGTCGCACTCCTCGTTGTCCAGAACCTCATTGCCGGCATAGAACACCCTGCGGAGTTCTGCGATTCCATCGTCATCGTAGTCGCACCGGATGTAGCACTCAAAGGTCTCGATTTCTTCCATCGAGGAGTCAAGGCTCTCATCGTCCGGCTGCTCCCCGTTGGAGAATCTAGCCACCCTCTCTGGGGTATAGGTCAACTCCTCGTAGGTTGGGAGGTCGTTGATTACCTTCTTGTCAAAGCCCATTGCAATCAATTCTGACCGAGTGGTCAGCTTGCGGTGGGCGCAGAACGGGCTGTCGGCTAGGCGGCGGGTCTTCTTGCTTACAATAAATTCTTCTGGCGGGACGTTCTCAACTTTGACTCGTCCCTTCTTGTCAATCTTTCTAACCTTGACATTGTAAGAAAATACTGGAATCTCCACGCCAGATAGCGGGTCTGGAACTGAGCCGATTTGATTCTGCTCTTGAGAGACAATTTCCATCTGTCCATCAGCCAAAAGAAGCGCGAGTTCCTCGTCTGAAAGATTTTCATATTTCTCAGTCGTAACATCTGTTTCGTCCTCCCACCAAACCTTGATGATGCCATTCTTTTGGAGGAGGGCATCCTTAAACCATGTGGAAACTACCTCAAAGCCTGGGTTGTCGTTCATCAGAACCCAGTTACAGTATTCGGTAGCCTGCTTAGCCGTCTGCTCGTCTCCGGGGCCTTTGGGTTCGAACCTTACAACATCGTCTGATTGGGTGAATACTCGGACAAGTTGTGGCAGCGCACCATCTACGGCCTCGGCAACCTCTCCGGTAACGATGGTGGAGCGTCCCTCTACCTCGTTTCCGTACGGGTCACGGTTGTAATATTGGACTGCCTTGCGGCGAGCATCGGTTGTCTCGGTATTGAGATAGCCAATGGCATTGTCAATCTCGTTGTCCAGTATTGCTTTTAGGTTTAATTCATCCATCACACTATCCACTTTGTAGGAATGTTAATAGGTTTGCCCCAGTTACTTGTCTGGTTCAGCCCGACACACAGGTATCGGAAAGCGTCTGCCCCGTGGGAAGACCAGTCATGTAAGGGTTTGTCGTAAAACACGCTCCGCTTCTCGTCATACTCTCGGCGGTAATTCTTCAGGCAGTCTAGGCCCTGCTTGGTTTTCGGATGAAACCAACAGTTCGGCAAAGTACGTCTGACAGCCTGGATGCCATCATCCACCGAAATCCTAGGGCAGACCGTAATGTTGAGGCCCAAGTCCTGCAAGGCTTCCTTACGACTCTTACCTGTACCGAGTTCACGGACTTCAACGTCATGTGGGAGGATGTGTTCCGCCTGAGTGTAACCATTATCACGAATCCAACGGACGTATGTGTCAAGACCCTGCCCGTGGTTCTCATAGTAGTCAATGAGCCTTCGTTCCTGCCCGATAACCTGGCATACCCAGATTGACGTAGAGTCGCCAACGCCCAAGTCCCAGGCCGTATAGGTCTTGCAGAGGTCGTCTCTTGCAAACTCCTGAAACCGACTGGGTTCCAGTTTCGCAAGGATAGAAGCGTAATACGCGCCTTCAATGGGAGCATCGAACGAACACTCGAACTCTTGTAGGTATTTGTCCTCGCCCATTTCACGCTTCGCGGCCTCAAGTTCC